GAATACTTTGTCCATTGGCCGTTTATAAGATCACGGCAGAATACCACCTTATCGGTAGGAAATGACAACCACACTTCGTCGCGGTTATTGTCAAGTACACCGACACATTCTGATAGCGTCGTAACGTTTAGCGGCCAGTTGTCAGGATCTACGATTTCCGGCAGCAAGGCGCTGCTTGATTCACGGAACCGATACGGGCCGTTGTTATTGATATAATAGGTATCACCCATAGCCATGACCAATGATCGTGCAGCAGCTAATCCAACTCGTTGTATAGTATCGAATACTCGCCAGGACAGCGGATTCGTGGTATCCATGAACACTATAAGTATATCTTCTTTACCAAATACAATCAAACTGTCACGCCATTTACCAAGTCCAATGATTTCTGTAATGCCGTGCTCTTGTACGGGTATGACATCTTCGGCATGGTAGACATCGTAGTCATAGGTGGCATCGTTACTAATGCTGCTGACACGTACAGCGTTCTTGATTGTTTTTTCTCCATCCCAATAACGAGCAACATACTGACGACGGTTAACCATAGCGGCAACTTCGTAATTTAAATTACTTGTTTCGTCCTGTACGTATCCAAGATCAGCATACATCTCCGGTTCGTTTTCCAGATAGGTATGGGTGTCGTAGATTCCGAAGCGGTAATAGCCGCCGTATAAGTACCAGCCGTCGAGTAGACAGAGATAGTATGTACCGGCGCCGGCACCACCATCTTCAAGTACATTCACATGGCTACCGCCGGTTTCATCAGTGCCGCTAATCGGCATCAAATAATCGAAGAACGAAGCATCCACGCCTTCCAGATCAGTTTCATCGAACGATGACGTCTTGACGCCGAGTATCAACAAATCGCCGCCATGAGAGCCGAAGTCGTAACTACCGGCCATAGTAAACTGTAATGCGCCATCATATGATGCTTGAGCGCCTGGCTGTACATGTGTTTGTATCTTGGCATTATATATTGTACCGTCTTTGTGGCTTTGAAACTTTCCGCGCCATTTAATGTCGTCATTCATACCAATGGTACGCAATAATCTGAATTTATCGACGCCGGAGTCTGCGCGGTAATTCTCACATCGGTACACTTTAACGCCGGTGATTCGTTGCGGGAAGGACGCCGCAAGGAAGCCGAACGAGAATGAAATATACGACTCATTAGCTAAACCGGATGCGGTTATCTGATATACTGTATCTCCTGGTGGTCCGTATTGGTAGCCGTCAAATTGGAAGGCTAAACGATACGCAACTTTGGTGTCCGTTTCGAATCCATCATTATTGCTCCATGCGGCGTTATTAATATCATCGGCAACGGCAGATACCATAGATACATCATCCGGAGTGAGTAGTGCCGTGGTATCTCCAATTAGTCCTGATGAAATCGCTGTCTTGGTCTTGGTTGGATCATCGTATCCATAGGTGAATTGTTCCGGCGCGAACTGGATTAATACGGGATAGTTGGCCGATCCTGAGCCACATAATGCGAGCACGCCGGAGGGACGTGGTAGAAATTTAATCACTGATGTATCGACCGTAGTAGATACAGATATTTCTGTCCACTGTGCGTTTCCGTAATCCCAATAATAAAACTTGTTGTCCGTACCCGCCTGACACACAAAGTAAGGAGAATCCGCATCTTGGTGTGATGTGACCAGTTCACCGAGTTGATTGATAGTACGCCCACCTAGACCGGATGCACTGAAATCTACACCGCGTAGCTGGGCGGTTGCATATCCCGGGCACTTGACAATTTTGCCAACGCTGCGAGACAGTTTAATGTTCGTAGCCTCAATAGCATGTGTATCCTTGACATCATAGGGATCAGTTTTAGTGTTGATCCCAAGGAATCCATTCCATGTGAGACGTTCAAGTCCTTTCACGTATTCTCACTCCTGACAGAATAATAGCGATATTTATCAGACCGCATATTCATGGGCTTTACTTTGTCATTGCCATACTTGTTAGTGCGTTGTAATGCCCTGAACTCCTTCACGCCCTCCTCGTATTTCTGGAGTAGACGTGCATCCGTTTTACCGAACGTGTCCTCCAGATAGTCATTGATCACACCGGCTCTGAACTTGGAGATATACTCATCACGTAGCAGGAATTCGGCGTCATTCGTGAAGGATTGGACATCGTCGGTGAGTTCTGCATATAGCTCCACAGATAATCCGGAGTCCACCGCTTCACCATACTCTGTACAAATACCAATTGTATTCACTTTCGGCCCAAGTCTGGCGTACCAGAAATATGCATATTCAGTGTTTGACGTTGCCATTATATCAACTCCTTAACCATGCGTTACGTGATTGTGGTTTTACATGCACAGATCGCACCCATGATACAGTACTCATGTTTGCTTCCGTGCCACCGATGATAATGTCATCTCCAAAGTCCCAATCGCCATCATCCGTGATCGTGATGGCATCGCCGGATGCCTTGCCGCTGTCTCTATCGTAACCGTACATACAGACGATGCAGTCGCCGGTGAAATCTGCTGCTAGGAACACGTGTTTGGACAGGGTACGAATGTCATAGGCGGTAGTCCAATCATCGGTATCAAAGTCCTCGTTTGCGATGAATTGTAGCGCGGCGTCTATAAGTACGTAATCCGCATCGCCGCCAGTAATAAACAGATAATCCTCATGAGCGCAAATGTAATCAGCCGCACTAAGATATGAACTCAGGTCTACTGATTTATTATCATACTCAAGGTCACTTTTGACACGATACACGATGTTGGAATCGGTGAGTACATACAAGTAATTACCTAGTGCAGCGATGGATTTATAATTTCCTGATGCTCCGGATATCTGTGCCGTCTGTAATCTATTAAGGGTACTTGGATCTAGTTTGTAAATTGTATTTGTGGAGTAATCTACTACATATAGATTATTTCTGAATTGCGTCATGTTACTTAATGTGGTGAATGCTGCTGAACTGCGCACCTCTGATAACGTGTGTTTATCGTACATATGTACTTTGTCGTCCGTCGTGACGGCGGCGTATATATGATCGCCGATGATCTCAAGCGCATACGCTTTCACGGAACTGATCGAATCGACATATTTACCGCCATTCAACTCCCACTTTAAGATACGAGAATTTAAGTTATCGGCAATCCACAAATATGGATAGTCAATAGCAATGGCAGTCGGACCGTTTAATTGGTTAGTCGCCGTACCGCTTGCTCCAAGCGTTAATATTTTTGTCCAATTCGTCATATCAGTGATCCGCATAGTATTTAGTAACGACTGATCCCATAGCGGCACCGATGGTGAAGTGCAGCAGGGGGTGCTCATACCAATATGCCTCACGTTCCGTGTACTGTGTAACCGGCATCTTCACGACCCTCGTTCGATGTATAAATCACCGTACCGTACACCGTTATCTACCAAGTCCATCTGTGTAGACGAGATCACATAAAATTCATCTTCCTGTGGCGTCTCTACGTACACGGTATCATGAACCGTCTGCGTAACATACTGAATCTCCGGCGGCACCGTAACGTAAACCGTATCGACCTCAGTTACTGTGTGATGCACCGGATAACCGACTCGCTGTACCTCCGGTTTACGTATCGGAAATACAGAACCAATCAGTATCCCACACCCTAACAATATGATGTAATTTATCGGCTTTCTCATGATGTCACTCCCATAACAATACAGCAGTTGCTGTTGAGTTTTCCTTTAAAAACCCCGCATCAGTATCCATACTCACTCCGACATAATCGCCCGCATTGAAATTAAACACATCTCCTGTCAATATCGGCACACGTCCATTCGTTACCTTTGTATCCGTGGAGCCGGATATAGTAACATATTTATCTGTATCGCTACTAATTCCTCCATTCACTTGAAATCCTATCTGTGGATAAAAATACGCATTTCCGGCGGTAACGGAATCAGACAACGCGGCGGCAATTGATACAACTCTTCCCTTTGTGGGCATAGGATACCTCAACGTCCCGACACTGCTATTTTTCATTGGTGCGGGGGACAAATTCGCAGCCACGGAATCTTCATAGAAATACATAGCCCGTGCGTAAGGAAAGGATACATTATAAAAATCACTACTTTCTAACAGAAATGGCGTATCGATACCAATAAAACTCAAATCCGAATTATAAATATCATTGATATATAAGTCGGCATACTGACTACCATATGATGAATTATTTAGTATCCGCGAGAAGAAGGTACGCTGCACCACAATGCCCCAATAATGATCAGTGGTGTCGGCTACCGCATCGAAATCACCAACATCATATTCAGATACTTTATTGTTCACGACATCACTAAACATCAAGCCGTCAAGGTTCATGGCGTGATATGTACCATCAGCGGTATTATTGTCATGAACGTCATTATTTCTAATAGAAGCGAACATGTGGCCAAGACGTCGATACACTTTAACGCTATCTACATAAAACGTACCTCCACCTGTAGTCATAGTTATTTTCAACGTATCAGTGCCGCTTGGATAAAATATACAACTTAGACGTGTCCAGCCTCTACCGTCTTCACTATTCGGACCAGTTATGTTCTCCTGCTCCCATACTTGTGTGGCATTACCTATAGTCATATTAACTTGCCGAGTCATTGTACTGGCAGTTTCTATGAATATCCACGCAGACGCTTCATAGGTAGTAACTTCCGTACTATCAATGTTAAGGTCCTCAAGTACTTGTCCAAGCCCCTCATCCGCTGCATCTGTTACCAGTTTGCGAGACACGCTATCAGCAAGTACATAGGCGCTGGATGTATCATTTGTAGTAGGAGTACCTATATCAATCCAGTCAGCGTCATCAGTCAACATATTGGCGTCATCGATAGCAGCAGATGTACAATCGTTATGAGTAGCCGCGAATTTTATCCCATCATAACCGTTATTCCAACACCGATTACCTTCGACCGTTATGAGTGCGCTTCCTGGGCTTACGAGTATTCCGTGTCCTGCGTTATTAAACACTGAATTGTTCTTAACGGTGATTCCTTTATTATATCCACCAATACCAATGGCACCAAAAGACAATGTATTGCATCCAGACACAACATTATCTGCGATCAGGGCGTTCCGGTACGCAAATTGTGTATAACCAAGATGTCCTGCTACACGTATACCTTTGGCACTTGCAGCATTATAATTGGAACAATCTATCGTATTTCCAACTACATCCACGTTATACCAGTCCCCGCCAGAAAGAGTTATTCCGCTGCCTCGTGTCTTTATTGTGTTATTAGCTAAGACCACATTATACACACGGTCATCATAGTCATTCGGTTCGATATCAATAGCACCAACATTATGAAACCCTTCAAATGTACAATTGGCTACCACTATATTACTGCCAACAGTAATTGACACACCATTTCGAGAACAGGGCGCATCGTTACAAGCGATACTATCTCCCTTAAATGTGCATCCAAATATAATGATATTTTCTGGATACGTCGTAAGTGTATCAGCTCCCCCTATCGTAATACCGTCCCCTATACACTCAAAGTTACAGTTGTAAATTATAACATTCTTGGATGCATCTGTGATATAAATACCGGCATCGTACTGTAAGCCATAATCTGCTGCGCCAGTAGTATCTTGAATAAAATTAATCCCGCTTATTACAATATTGGAGTCCACTTCGATTTTACAATTAATCATAGATTCTGCGGCAGTGGTCTTCACCGCATTAATCACAGAACTGTATCCATTGCCAAACAACGATGTGTTATTCTCCATGCTTATAGCGTCGTTGTTTTGGTTTCCAGTTTGCGTTGTAGTGAAGGTATCACTAGGGACGAATACACGAAAACCGGCAGATACCGCATCATCCGGATCAGAGTAGTCCTTGAGATTCCTTTCTGTTTGAACACGAGTCAACAAAGCCTCCAATGGCGAAAATATCTGATCTTCAAACCACGCCTTCGTGGGCTTTACCCCAGCAGCGGTGAGTCCAGATAATTCCTCCACCGCTTTGTCGAAATACTGCGATATGAGGGTATCTGCATCAGCTGAAAATCCCTGCACCGCAAACAATAAAATGATGAAGCTAACTAAGCTGTGCTTGAGTATTCGCATTTGTATTATCCCTCGCTTCCGGAGTTGTTTTTACTGCTACATTATTATCGACGATCACCTTGGTTACGATGCGTACCGATGCTGGAAGCTCCAGCTCCAGGGAACCGTCCGTTGTGTATGTATACTTACCATCCTGGCTGCGCGTATCACCTATGAACTCCTGCCACTTCGCCTGAATGATGCGGCGTATCGTTTCAGGATTAGGCCGTTGCCCGAGTCTGCGTCCAGCGATGGCATGTTCAACATCTTGTATTAATTCACCGACTGTCATTATGCATCACCTTTCAGTCGCTTATTTGATTTACCGAATTCATGGGCTACAGCGGCCTGGATTAATGCTCCGGAAATCTCGTTCATCATGGATACCTTTTCTGGATCGTCACTCATCTGCTGTGCCACCGAGATGGCAGCGTTCAGTATAATTTCGTCAAGTGAGCCGTTGGTTTCCAGTGATGTAGTATTATTGGCGTCGTTTAACGTGTAACTGAGTGCCTTGGGCTGCCTGATATAGTGTACCCATGAACTGACTGGATAGGAACCCAACGAGACTTCGAGCATCAACAGATTCGACAGGATATAGAACACCGGTCTGCCATCGTTGCCTTTGAAGTGGAAATTTCCGGCGTATTGCAGATCATCCAGCTCACGTTCCACCGCAAATACACGAGCACCGTCTATTTCACACTCCACGTTTATAATGCCGGACGCTGCTACGTTGTAAGTAAAATTATCCAGCGAGAATCCAGATGCCAAGATAGACTGTGCTTCACGCTGTGACAATTCCCCGAGCAACTGATATGCGGATTTGCGAGCATTCGTATGACCAAGTACTGCGAGTACCATCTGGTTATACGCAGCATCCAGTGCAGCGAGTCTCTGGTTGGAAGTAAACCGTTCTCCATCTGTAGTCCCTGCCGATACTTCGTCTGCGAGCCTACGAGATAATTCTATTGATAAAGCCGCAACCGTAGTTGCCATTATTCTTCACCGTTATCCTTCGTTACGGTTAAATCGTCATCAAATTTCATTGCGAATGTACTAGCATCCTGCTGGTATACCTGGACGCCGCGAACTTCGTGGCCGCATACGATACTGGTATTCACAAATGTGTGAACGCCGATCTGTGAGCATTTACAACCAAATACCAAGTCCTCAGACCAGCGCATCGGTTTGCCGCCTGGCGTCATGGGTTTATACCAATACTGAAACCATGGATACTCCAGTTCGGACGCCTTGTCGTCGAATAAAGACAGGTCAATCATCATGCAACCGGTTCCGGCGGCATCAGCTACATAGATAGAATCCATTGCAAAGTCCGGATCTTTGGTGCCGTTGATGTCGTCAAATGCATCACCGGTCCAACGATACACAGCATTCACATAACCGGTACGTCTGATGTTATATACTCCGGCAGCTATATACACTTTCTCGTCGGCTTCCAACTCGAAGGTACTCAGGAGTCCGAGTGTGGTGTGAGGCGGGAAACTCATATCACTATCCACGAACATCACATAATCAAACCCTCCGGCCAGTCCTTTCTCGATGGCATGGTTACGGAACATATCGACTGCACTGGTCTGTCCGGCGAACAACTCCACCTGGAACACCATACCCGCACCGGCAGTGAGGTTGTGAAAGGTTTTGAAAAACAACGGCCTGATGTTGTCGTAGTATGACGTCGCTATAAGGACTTTAGGTAACGTGTCCAACTCAGGGCTGTCTTTGCCCAACTCTCTTCCGTCCGGCGCGACAATCCTTGACGACTCAGCCGGTCGTATAATTTTTGATTTCGACATAGATCAAGTGTCCTTGTTACAAAGTGCTCATTGTAGGCATCAGTTCCAGGTTCCTCCTGGATACAAATGCCCTCTGATCCTACGGTTTCCGGCAGTCCGGCGCGGTGTGACGTGATGACTGGAGTACCGGCGCATATAGATTGCTGCGCTACACCGCAGGAGGATTCGACAAAGTTAGAGTTCGGATACAGCAGGAGTTTAGCAGAAGCCAGTTCTGAAAGGAGGCGCTCCTGCTGTACCGGTTCATGTATATTAATTCCATCCAATTTCTCAAGTGCATCGAATATCGGTTTTGCTTGAATGTCGGATGGATTATTATCAAGGTATAGAGATGTTTTGGCATACACGTCCAAGTACGCATCCGGCAACTCCGCTTTAATGCGAGGCCAGATTTTGATCATATTTTCAAGGCCACGATACCACGTACTGGCCCAGATAAATTTATTCTCGTCCTTCTCTACATCATCAGGAAACAATGATGGATCAACGCCGTTCTTGATCACTGTAGTTTTACCTTGCAAACCTGGATACATCTCATTCAGGGTGTCCCGTTGCCACTTGGACTTGACGACGAATCCATCGAGATGTTCACAAATCCACTTATCCCAAAAGATGTGATTATTAGGTTGGTCAAAGGCGTCGCCGCTCCAGTTCAGGAGGATACGGGGCCGTTCTCGGAACCATGCACGGATGCGTGTGTTGAGTATTTCGTGAGCGCGGACAACAATTAACGTGTCCAACTCGTCATCACGAATTGCAGTATAGGATTTCACCATCAATCCGTCAATCGGAGAATACTGTTTATCTGTGTTGCAATGGATTGTAATAGGCCATCCAGTTTGTACCAATGCCTGTGCAAGCTGCACTGCGCTCACCTCTGCGCCTCCCATCGGGCGATCAAGCCCGTTGCTCAGGTCCACCGGCGTTGTTAACCAAAAACTAATATCCATAAATCAAGTCCTCATTGTTTTGCGGCTCGCACGGCTCAATCTTGGCGTATCCAGTTCCATCACCACTACGTCTCTGCGGCCATACTACATACGGTCCGACATGTCCGGCTATCAAGGAACCGTCGATATGTATCTTATATCCAGCATCCTTGGCATTTTCACAGAATACGTAATCCTCGGATACTTGTTCAATCTTGTTTTCATTAAAATGTTCTGTTGGTTTGTAATAAAACCACGGAGGTTCCAGTTTCTCGAACACCTCACGTTTGATAAGTATCCCGCCTGTGCCTATTGCATCAACCTCCTCAAGTCTCGGCATGGGCCACACGCTACACGGCAACCCTTCATCATTCAACCTTGCTGCACACGGCAAAATACCACGTACTTTGCGCAGATAAAATAGTCCAACAATATCCACGTCATGACTCAGTAATCTCCCAAGCGTCCCAGGTTTAAATATCATATCCGAATCCAGCATGAGTATATGCGTCCAATCACCTTGGAGCATCTTATGCACCAGTAAATTCCTCGCCTGATTCGTCACCCTGTACGGCTGTATATGAGGCGCAGAGGCGATGCCCTCAGACCCATCAGGATCAAGGGCAATCGCTGCCTGCATGGATTCTACGAATCCTACCTCAAAGTTATCATCTACAGGGAGTCCTATGAATACTTTATTCATGGAATCTCCAGTTTAATCGGTTGCGAAATGGCGACCGATAACAATACGATGAACGCTGAATGTCTTGCGGTGACTGTTCGTGTCCTCCGTAACATCCGGAGCGACGAACAGTTGATAAGCCAATTCATCGACATCGGTTGCGGGAGAATAGCTGTCAAAGACAGCAGCAAATCCGGCAACGATTTGATTTAATTGTGTCGGAACAGCTACGTCAGTAGCATCTGTTGCAGCTCCCGACGCGGCAAAACTGCTATTGCCGACTTCGATGATCAAATCACCATAACGCATACCACCAAGATCCATAGCTCTGACCAGCTTAAAAAGCGCATCAGTCTGGATATAATCTTTTCCTGTTGCCATAACTAGTCACCTCCTTATACAGACTCAGTGATACCGTAGAACACGCCGTGCGCAGTCGCATGATTGCGCCACAAACCTGTCATGGTGAACAATTCCGATTCGCGTGTATGCGACCGGCCTGGATTAATTTCACGTACCTGCACATCATGATTCCGCATGACCATGATATTCACGAAACTCGGATCAACGGCAATGCCGTCAACAGCGTATTCCATCGCTGACGTAGAAGCCTCAGTCAGCATCGGGTGACGCATAAGTTCCAGAATACCATGACCAGTGTCAATCTCTGTGACTTTAATACCAACAGCCTTCGAGATCGTGTCATTGAAAATCAGTGTTTTCTCCAAGTAGTTGTGCAGCTCAGTGTAAAACTTGCCGCCGACAAACAACCATTTACGTGCCGAAGCGTTACCGTAACGGAACAGAATCTCCGTATACTTACGCCACAGCGCCATGTCGAACGTAGACGCAAAGTTGAAGAATCGTGATTCTCCATCAAGCGCATCGGATGCACCAGGTATAAACTCTACCAGACCGCCCGTTCTACGACGTGGTTTACCGCCTACGTAATCCTTGGCCTTACGACCGAAGAAATAGGCGTGTTCAATTTGACGGTTAAAAGTTTTACGCTTTCGCATCATGCGTTGCTCGAACGTTTCCTTGGCATACAAATCAGTAGCCGCGTACACGGAATCCTCACCGACTGTTTTGGTGAAGAATTCCAGGTAATTCTGTACTGACTTCGGCTCATGATCTTTCGGAGACGGAGCAAGACCGCCATCAGCGATGTGATTGTTAGCCCAGAGTAGAGTATACTCCGACGTGATCGTGGACACTGTACCGGCAGCCGCAGCAGCCTGAGAGTATCCGTTTCCGCGAGCTACGAGAATCTTCGCATAACCGGCTGCCTTACCTGACAATGTAACCGATCTCACGACGATATTCTCTTGCGTGTAGCCGCTATCGTACTTTGTTGTTGAATAATTTGCACCATCTGAGTCACAGAAAAGCTGAGGTACAACCAGTACGTCACCTTCCTGGAGCCATTTGGCTTGGGCGTCCGTCATATATACAGTGTCGCCTTCATAATCTGTATCGGCACCATCAGTCGAGATCGTGAATTTTGCTGGAACTTCTTCACGTTCAAAACCTTTAGGCTCCGGATCAGTGACAACACTTTTCTTACCCATTTGACGGAATCGCCAATCGAGAGGAGCGTATACACGGTCCAACATAACAACCTTGTCACCAATGTCAAATTTGCGTCGAATCGAGTACGTATCCTCAAGATTAAAATAATCGCTTACTACGTATCCCGCAGCAGCTCTTACAGCACTTCCTGCCATGATTCATCACTCCTTAGTGATTGCGGGCGTAGGAATCAGTTCCTACGTCTAGGAATCCCGCTTTCTTGAGAGTTTGGGTGTCAGAATCGTCCTGAGGTTTCCGTGGAGTCTCAGCCGGAGGTTTGGTTGCTATTGATTTCTTCGGAGCACCGTTCTTCGGAGCACGATGTGATAATTGTTTGATTACCGAAGCCGGCAGTTTGAAGCCTTTGGTACTGATGTCACGAGCGATACTGAGCAGGTATAATCCCGACTCACCAACCGTCTGTGACCACTGTACCAGATCTTGTACCTCGGTCTCCGTAGTGAAATCATTAGGACGCATTTTACGTAAATACGCAACAGATTTCAGGGCTGCGTCTTTTTGCTGCTCCTGTAACCTCTCGGCACGGAGTTCGGCTTTGACCGATTCCTTCATCTGTTCGGATTCGTGTTTACGGAATGCATTCGAAAACTTTATATATGCGCGACCACTCGACGTTGAAGGATCGTACTGATCCTCGGATACGTACTCTTCACCGGATTCAATAAAATCACGCGGATGTTTATCAAATGGAGTAGTGGCTTGAGACTGTGCTTTGGATACCGCCAATTGATCCTGTAGACCTTTGACTGTATCGTTCAATTGCTCAATTTGAGTACGTAATTGTTCGGCTTCGTGTTTATACTTGTCAGCCGTAGACTGCCACATCGTGATGCGCTCTGTATCACTCAGATTAGATTTATCCGGCTCCGGAGCTGGTGTAGCTGGTTGTTTCTGTACTTTCAGTCCGAGTTGTCCGGCTTCATCCAAACTGATGAATATGTCTTCGAATTCCTCCTGAGGCTCCTCCTCAGTAGATTCTTCACCTTCCGATTTATCTGAGCTTTCCGTATCATCGGATGACGAATCATCCTCCGCATCTTCCTGCTCCTCAGAATCAACCGGTTCATCGTCGGATTCATCGGTAGGATCAGGATGGCGACGTGCATCTTCCACGTCCTCTGTATCCTGAGATTCCGGTGTATCCTGCGAGGACGAATCCTCGTCTGCGATGTCCAAATTGTTTCCGTCGCCCAAGGTTCCAAACAGATTACCGAGATCATTTTCGGTGAGTAGTCTGGAGTCTTTGGCTCTTTCTTCTGCGGCCACTTGCTCTGCATCGGGCGAGTGGTCTACTTTGTCAACTTCGGGTTCAGGCATCGAAACGCCCTCCTCTAATTATATGTGTATTAATGAGTGATCGAAATCACTCGGATTTATTCGTCTGCTTCGCCTCGGCAACATCCAAGTCGCGTTCAAAATCCTTGACTGCATTCTTGGCATCGCTAATCGCCGTTTGTGCAGCCATGTTATATTTCTCAGACGCTTTCTGGACGTTCACATTTTTACGCAACTCGACGTTCTGAGTGCGCTCGCGCTGAATCTCGCCATTCAACTGGTTATTCTGCTCCTGGAGCTGTTGTAGTTGCTGCTGTAGTTGTGGTATCAAATCCAGCGCTTCCGAAAGTTCCTGTTTATTCTTGCTAAGTGGCAAGTGTTCCAACAATGGTTTCAGGAATGCCGGATTTTGTGTAACCTGTAGTAAGTCCTTGAATAGTTGTGCCTTCTCCACAGATCGGCTTGGTGCCATACTACCGGCATGTACTCGCCATCTTGCACGGAAGTTGCTCATGTTGGTGAGCATTACCAGTGGTTCGTCTTTGTATAGTTGCTCAATCGCGATTGACGGCTCACCAAGCGCATAAGTTTGCTCAGTGTCCGTATCGCTGTCATAGGTACTGAATACCTTGAAATCCGTATACACCTGCGGTGCCCACTGAAAATACAGGTCATATAGCCGCTGGATGCCGCGCTCGATTTCAACACGAGGCAGCACCAGTGCCTCGTCAGCCCACTCACCAATCTGCAACGTGGCACCCAGCGTGCGTGGAGCCTGCGACGAATCACCCATAGTCAAGCCATGTTGCTGTAGACCGTATTCCATGGTGATCGCCATGTAGTTCATGAGATATACAAAGGTGTCATTTATAGGTTCTGGTTTGATGGTTTCTACAGGTGGTTTACCTGTGATTGGATCAAAGGGGAGGAACAACATGCCGCCGTGAGTGGTTAATTTCTCAGTAATCTCCTCCTCCGTCATCTCGAATTTTACGTTGGAGTTTATGATGAAGCGGAGCAGTGATCCCATAGCGGCATTACTGATTACCAGGTTCAACGCCTTGGACATGAATACTTGATTCTCGGATAGGTAGTCCAACTCACCGCGCGGTTCGCCATTAAAGGTATCTTCCCCGCGCATCTCGATGATTGGTACGCTATCAAGCTCGATCCACTCAGGTTCGCCGAGCTTCACCATGTCGCCGGCAGTCTGCGTAACCTTAACCATCGGAATTCTGGCTTCGTATACCAGCGCAGCACCGGCCTCATACATCGCTTGATCTTCCGGTTCCAATGATTCTACGAACGCTTCCTCAGTTGCAAAGTATCCGTCCTTCTTGCCCTTCATTGCCGTGAGTAACTTACCATTCGGCCCCAAGTCGCGGAATACGAAGCCATCCACCTTCTTCGGTTCGTATGTCTCCAACAGCAGTACGAATTCCTTTTCGCCGCCTTCGAACGTAGCCGGTAATTCGACATCCGTAATACTACGATCTGTGCCTTCCATACCATACCGCACCGTATCGTCAGGATGCAGCATTTGTGGCCGATCCTCTTTATACTCCGGATAGTCTTCGAAAAATTGGTCAGCGTCCATCAGGCGTCGCACTATAACACGTGGCGCTTCTTCAATCTTTCTGGCTTGTTTATCATAAAATACATCGCGGTAGGATAGGTACTTAAACTTGAGTTCTCCAAGTCCGTAGTCGGCGTCAGGATCATAATACAGCAGCAAGTATCCTGCACCAGTACGCTGCTGTGCTGCTACACAGTCCGATACTTCCTTGTGACCATCAGACTGATCCCAGAAAAAGTCAGCCATTGCAGAGAAGGTATCCACCATAGATTGATCTTCGTCAGATATACCGAATATCTTGCCGGTTGGTTTATTGGCGACCAGCTTGGATACGCGCTTCCGCACTAGTGGTCTGAGACGATTGTCTACAAGTGTAGTCTCGCGGTTGGATTGCGCATCTTGACCTTCCGAGGTCTCGAAGACCTTGCCGTGGTATATATTCTCTATACGGTCGCGCTCTTCACGCCATTCCTGTGTATTCTCTAGGTATCGTCGGTAGTATTGGTAATTCCGGTAGGCATCCGGATCTTTGTTTCCCTGAGTAGCGTCTAGTGGCTCTGACATTATTCACCATTCCTTAAACGGTTGCGAAAACGTTAAAGGAATTTAATGTCTACACATGAAGAAGGCAAGGAATTATTTTGTCTACACTTGCTTAAATTGGATGGACTTCCAGTGATCCACAGCATCAAATCTCTGCTGCGGCGTCTGCTTCTTTATCATATCTTTCCACGGCGTATGCAGTCGCATGTTTACATGTACATCTTCGTTCGGGAATGCCCTGATCCGCTCGGCTGGCGGTTCAGCGTACCTGTCTCCCATTTCGAAGGCATCCGCGAGATGAAGGCCGGAGTGTATCATGGCTCCGAGGTTATCAAAGTCGTCCATAAGGGCACGTAGATCAGCATTAATGAACAACATTCCACGCTTGCCCATATTCTGGAACCTCAGAATACGTTGAATCTTGGATTTCCGTGTAGACACAGGCACCGGTATGAACTGGAATGGATGGTCACGGTAGAATTCATTCGTAGCCATGTAGAAGTTAAAGTCTTTATGGAATACACGTTGCCAGGTATTACTCTCGATGGCAACTTTGGAATAGTAATACTTCTCATGCAACTCCTCCACGGCATCAATGATGTCCGATGGATCCAGTGGTCGGAACAGATAATTAAGAGCAAACGTACACGGCATCAATACATCACGATTCTCGCCTGTCGGAAAGTATCCCTTACATGACGTAATCACGGCACGTGGTCCCCAATCCTCCGCGTCGATCTCAGGGTCGATGCCGAGGAATGTATTTACTACAATAGGTTCCATATCATTGATGTATAGCAAATTCTGGTCATTCTTACGAGCGAAGTTCAACTCTACGGACTTGTACGGAATCCTCCGGCTCAGTTGCATCACTGGCCGGTTCATGCGCTCGTACATCCACTCTTCGTAACGACCGGAATCAATGGCAGTCTGACGCTCTTTCAGCAGGAAGGCAGTCGGCCATTTATCCTCCCATATGGATCGGTCATTATCGTCGAGTGCAGAGTAGTCCACGCCCTTCCACGCACGGTCACGCTTTACCGTGGCGAGTAGACATGTATCCGACAGCATGTTCCCGATGAGGCGTATTTTGCCGACCTCACCGTCGATACGGTACATTACATTTCGAAACAACCACTTGCGATGCCGCGAGAGCAGTGCTTCGGAATCCACATCCTCTGCTTCCTCCGGATCGTCGATGATAACGAGCGTTGGTCGTATTGCGCCCGTCTTGCGGCCACGTATTTTTCCCATACAACCGAGTGCTCTGATAACCACTCCTGTAGGGAGTTCGATTTCCGAGGCACTCCAAGGTCTATTCCTGGTAAGTCTAGTAATAGACTTCGGCTTAAAGTCGCCAAAGATTTCGAGCAGCTTCTCGTTCTCTTCGAGTTCGCGTTTGAGGTTATCAAAGTGTTCCTCCTCGGATAATTGCTGTGTGGAACCGCCTACAGTGATATAGGCGTCCAACTTATACATGGCACGATAGATCGGATATACCAGGGTGGCGATGGATGTCTTGCCAAATTCAGAGGGACACGTAATATAGTAATACCGTAACTCTTGTGCCAAGTCACGGTATATCTTCTTGTGGAATTCAGGTACGTCAGTGCGAATGTGCCAGTGCGCCTCTTGGCCCTGATCACCGAAGAAGAATTTGGAGAACTCGGCGATCACATTCGCCATGACTTGTGGTGGGTATACCTTGCCGGTTTCGGGATCAAACGGGGAGAAATAGTTCCGAACGAATGTGCGGTCTCGGTCTGTGATCAGGTGTATGCGCTTCCAGTCCCATGTAAAGTGCTGGTCGAGGTTCATATATCACCCAATTAAATACGAATCAGGGTAGATATTTGTAGTATCCATTTCGTGTTTTTTCAGGCGCTCAAAAAATCTCGGCGATACGATCGCGCATTTTGGAGTAGTATGATACTTGAACATCACTTCCATTAATCCATTCCATTCATCTATAGTAAACCCAGAGTAAGTTCCAAGTATATTGGTTGGTTGTTCTTGATATGCTAATACACCAGGAACCGTTATACAAGCAGCGAGTGATTTTAGGAAACTACGGCGCTTCATGTCTCCACCTTTCTCTACATTCAGCACAAGTACATTCTGACATTGAATACAGTATCCTCAGATACATAAAATACATCACCAATGGAAACCGTTTGTGTATGTGTTTTACAACGACGTTTCTTCATTCAACCGGCAGCTCCTTCACCAGGCAAAACTCGATGTCATTACCATTCGGATGAAACTGTAACGACAGGATTCGCCATCCATTCGACATTCTGTGCTTGAATGCAATACAGGCATCATTGTTGACGAACTGATCCGAATCCGACCACACTTTCATTAGATTAACGCGGGACGTCTTATTCATGTAAAAGTCCTGTACTTGGCCAGGGAACTTTTGCTCGGTGTAGTCATCATTCTTGATCGGATACTGTATATTCTCGGATTGTGGTATATCAGCGGCGTCTATCACAGGCGGCTCCGGTGTCGGCACCTCCGGTACATCGACGAAATCATCCAGCGGGTCATCCAGCAACCCGTCGTTTTGTACTACTTCGTTTTCGTTTTGCATCAATCTTCTCCTTCATACGTTTTTTACGTCTCTCTAGGTACTCTCTCCGCAGCTCTATCTGAATGAAGGGTAGTTCCTTCATTCCGTGGTGCATCGCCTCAATGACGATTTCATTTATTAAATCCTCCGGTGAGCTGCCATGAACCCAACCAGCGCATGGAGCATAAGCCGACCATTTGCCAAAGTACGCTTCCTCGTCCGTACTACGGCGTATTTCCAGCTCACCTGTTGAATGGAGGATACTACATAACGACTCAAGTAGCGTATTTGTGTTCGCCACACCAGTCTTCGATGCGCTTGTTCACGCTCTGCGGATAGCGTCTACACAGTCCTGTGTTTGGATTACTGCCGAGTGCTGTAGTATTCATGAATACACAGTTGCCACAACACGGAGCCGGTTTCTTCGGCGCTGCCTTGGTCTTTGGCTTCGCTACTTTCATGGTTGTTGCTGGTTTAGTTGTTTTGGTTGCCATGTTATTCCTCACTTTCAGTTTGTATGTCAAAATCTTCTTCAAATGATGTATGTGGATAATAGTCGCCTGGTTTAGAGTTGACGATCCAGGTGTTAACTTCCGTACGTACCCACCCACTCGGAGTATTTATTCTCATTACATTTATAGAACTGAGATGCTTACCGTATTCACCTAGAAACTGAATCACTTCATCTACATTAGTGCCGTCCCACAGCACCGCCTTTACCTGTTTCGGTTTCTTTACGGCAGTTACAATCATCCTGTCCTCCTTTTGGAATTCAATACTTTCGCTTCAATTACCTTGCCGCGATGAATGGCAAGGCGAATCTTCTTGCCGCCTCTATGGATTACTCTGAATTTCGTTCCCCTGGGCACCGGCATCGTCAGTCACCTCCTCATTTGGATCCCGTAAACTCAAATCATTATATCCCTCCGGATGCTCAAGACCATGTGCATGTTCCGGCACCTCCTGAGCATCCTCGACGCGTTCTGTTTTCTGCATGTGGAATCCACCGGCAGTCTGCGGCACCTGAGTGCGGTACGTAGCTTCCAGTGTCGCCATGGCAGGTTCCGGTTCCGGAGGTGTGCGTACATATCCTTGCTCCAAATCGGTCAGGTTGCCTTGTTGTGCGTTGAAGCAGGACTTGAACAATTCCACATGCGTGGGATCGAGTTCCTTACCATCCACGATACGTGATTTGATAGTCTCCAATACCTCCGTCATCAACTTGGTCTGCTTGATACGCTCTTCTACGATAACACCTTTGGGAAATCCCTGTTCATCTGCCATACGATCAAACTCCGATTGTAATATTAGTTGGAAATTGGGATGACGAATCGTATCCTCGACATCCGGTGGCGCCGCAAATCCGAAAGCCATTCGATGCGCTATCTGGACATCGCCGTTTCGAACCAGCCAGTGCGCGAGGTTCGTCCAGTCCTGTTGTTTTTTGGTGACGTTATTAAGCGTAACGCCACGAGTGAATACGCGGCCATCCATAAAGGGCATGGTTTTGGGATGATGTGTTCCAAACGGCGTGATGTAATCGGTACGCTTGGCAGTGTTACGGGCACCGATGATCGGCACTACCCAGTTATTCGAGGTGAGTACAAATCCTGTCTTGGGGACGCCGCCGCCTTCGAATGGTGGGGTAAAGTAACGGATGCCAAGGTCGTCGGCTTCCTTCTTGGAGTAGTAGGTATACGTACCTTGGTATTGTTGGCCGGTTATTGTTACGGTGTGCGGCATTACTCGTCATCCTCCTGCTCCTTTAATTCCTTATAACACCAAAAACAATGTGGTAAACCGTCGCGATAGAACACCGTATTCTGATACCCCACTGCACGAAGATCCTCTTCGTGATACACAGTTCGTTTGCATCTATTACATCGCATCGGCATCGTTACCCTCCGCAACTCGTAATGATTTGATCGCACCGGCCAGACACTTCATCACGGCATCAAACTGCGTGTGCGTCAGCTTGAAAAATCCTTCATCATCATAATTCGTGAATTTCAGTCCCATATCGTACAACAGATACTCAGTGACCTCATGTACAAAATAATGCAGGAAATCCACATCCGGCGCAATCGTTATAATAAGTTTCTCTGCGTCGTAATTCGCTGCATGTGCATCATCCTGGGGAGAGCGGATGACAACGGTCCACTCGTCCCCAAGGATGTGCGTTTTGAGGACCGCACCATGAGCAATGTTACCTGCATCAATAGGGAACAGAACGGAGGTCGGACCAGAAGGCCCTGATTTTGTGGAAAGTGTACCCATGCTGCGATTTCCTCAAATTCGTATTAAAACGCGGCGGCGTGATTAACAGGGTCAGAATTTGCTGGTTCTGGGAGGAGTTAGATACGCCGCCACGGGGAGTTACGGTTCAGAAATACCCATGTGGTATATTACCCAGAAATAGGTCTTACCGGCACCACGATAATTCGAGTTATCTGTAATCCTGTAATATCCCATAACTGGAGTATATGCGGTTGCTCCATCTGTCGAGTTGTTTATAATCGACGCAGCAATCAGAGTATTGTCAAGTCCGGCAGCAGCACACGATGCTTCATCGAGGATACAGTCCAAGTCACCAGTGTATCCAATACAAATCGAGTCAGCAGGGCCGCCGTATCCAGCAGTGTTCCATCCGTCAAGAGTGTATGCGCCACATGAAGTAATAACGGCGTTAGTCGGCAATGCTCCGAGATTAACACGTAATACGGAGTCAACTGTGGCATCGTAATACACCTCTGACGTAGCCGCATTCAACCAACCATCCAGTACCTCTACCTTGTCTTTCCAGAATTGGGCGTTAACCGCAGTCGTCAGGAGTACCGACAACAGCAGAAATGTGAGAAGTTTCTTCATGATTTATCATCCTTTCGAAAGGAGACGACGTAGGTGTAACTTATAGGTATTGCTACACCCACGCGCCATAATCAGTACGTTTCGAGTAGAGTGGACCACAACCGTTTCGATCCGGTGGAATGAAGTAAGGCATACCTGTGCCATCGTCCGCAGCAGCATCATCTTCATACAGCTTGATGCCGCTCCGCAGCCACGCGATGCGTAGCTTCCAGATTCAATCCCTTCACCTCATTGCCGCATATGTTGCAATGTGCCCACCCATTGTCTTTAATTTCGTATGGAGCTTCCACCGTTTCAGTATTCATGATCTCCTCGTAGCGATAACTTTTAGAATGTAAACAATGTATACGGACTTGTCAAGGGTTATTTCACCAGTACACCGTCTACCATAGCGACGCATTCCACCTCGGCACGGTTTAGCGTCCACAAGGTATCCTGTGCCGTTTCGTTGATCGCAGTGCCCAGAATATTCAAGCTGGTATTGATGAGCACCGGATAGCCGGTCGCCTCGCCTACCTGTTTCAGCAGCTTGTACACCTCCGGATTGAATTCCTCCGTGATAGTCTGGACTCTTGCGGTTCCGTCGTGATGTGTCACCTCGGTAAGCGATTCATCCTTCACCTGGGCATTCACCAGCATCAATTCCGACATACGAGATGGCTCGATGTCAAAGTACTTCGATGCATCATCAGCCGGTACGATGGGCGCGAGTGGACGATACCATTCCCTGCCCTTGAGTTGCTGACTGACACGTTTCCTATTATCATGTATGTGTGGTAGTGCGAATATACTCCGATGCGACAAAGCGCGTGGGCCTGCCTCGGAGCGGCCCTGATGCCACAACACAACTTTGTTCTGCGCCAATAATTCCGCAGTCTCCGAAATCACGTCGTCCGATATACTGCCGTTTGGTGGAGGAACCATTCCAAGGAACGTAATGTCCTGTGTTGTATACTCCTCCAAGCCCTCACCGTAAATATGGTGCAGTACGTACAACGCCGCACCTGCCGACAGTCCGGAGTCCTTGCAGAACGGAGCGCAGAATACATCCCAATCCTGCATGAAGTGTGAATTGCCGTAGATGTTTAGTGCGCCGCCACCGGACAGGCAGAGGTTTTGGACGTTGAAGGATTCCTTTAACTTATCATTCATCAAGGATACTTCCCGCATCAGCAGGTGCTGCATCGTAGCAGCAACTTCCTGCTTGTGGTTGTCGCCACGTCTCGGAACCATAACCTCAAATTCCTTCCAGCCCGTATCTTCCATCAATTCTACCAGTGGATCAATTTTGTACTCCATAGCATTCCCGTACGCCGCCAGCCCCATCAATTTACCGGAATCCCGCCAGTTCCCAAGCACACGATGCGCTGCCTGACCAAAGTATAGCGCCGAATTCAGGTTTGGGCATTCGATGTATTGTAACTCGGTGCCGACGCCGTGCATCACCGCGCTATTCTGATTATCAGGTGCTCCAGAGCCGTCATAACTCAGGCACACCGCATCATTCCAGTTACTTAAGTAGTATGACGACGCACAGTGCGCTATATGGTGCTGCACCTGCGCTGCCGGAAGTGTGTAATCCAGCAACGTAACTTGCAGTCCATCCTCATAGTCCCACGGCGTCATCTGGCGCGGACCTTTACGGTACAATGACGCTCCCTTGGTAATATGTATCCCCCAGAGATCCTGCTCCCTCACAGCCGCCTCCGACCTGTTGCCGGATGGGATGCTCAGGGCTACGAAGTCGATGTCACGCATAGTAAGTCCGGCAGTTATGAGCGCCGTAGCGACCATGGTGTCATTGTAGCCGCGGTCATACTTTATGCGCGTAAGACGTTCCTTCTCGATAAGTGCTACCAGTCTGTTGTCCTCAATTACGGCGCATGACGCGTCGTGTCCAAGATGTAGTCCTAAAATGTTCATGTATCCTCTCCGATTTTATATGTAGGTTCCACTTCCTGCGGCACCGTAAATGTCGCATACCCCAAGTATATCCCGATACCAATTAAGAATCCAGCCGCCACTTTACCGGCGTCACTTATCCCTGAGCCGAAGGAGCCGTCAGATGCCATGAAGTTCAGGAATGTGACCAGTGTGTATTCAGTGCAAAGTGTAGCGATGAGTAATGCTGTATAACGTATCATTTCTCCTCGTCTCCATTATCTCGGAATATGATCCACAGGATTCCAATGTATGCAAATCGTGACGCTGCAATCAACAACAGTACGCCTATCACTTTGCCTATCATTTCCAACTCAGCCATTGCCACACCTTGAGTACCTTCCGTGAGATCGACCAATTATGTTTACGTATCCTCCGTCTGTGTCGCGGCAGGTAATTCTCGCCGAATACAACCTCCGTGTCTATTGCCTTGCTATACCGCGCCACAGCTTCGTAGATATGCGCCATCCGGAGCAAATGATAATTCGGCGTACCGCCCTGTTTCTCCATGTTCGACGATATGATGTCCAGAGGGTTTCGTAACACATACACAACCTGGATCGGCACTGTGATACGCGGTATCAGTTCATCGAAATGCAGCGGTAGCCACGGCAATTTGTAGACACAACGGTCGTTCGTGTTGATTTCCTCTGCCAGCCGCTTCACGTCCAGGTCGTTCATATAATCCGGTTCCCAATTTTCGTAGTCTGCCGTGGATTCCTTCTTGCTACTGAGAGAGTATCCGTGATCCAGATACCACTTAGCTACGAGCGATGTGTAGCTGCGGGGCATTCCTACTATTATGATGTTCATAGTAACTCCCATCTTTCAAACAAGTCATTCACCCATTCCCGCTGCCGATCTGAGAAACTCTTGGGTGGGTTGGATGTGATGTCGTCGATAAATTGTTGCGACTTAGCATCCATTCTGGAATCCGCGACGTTCCAGACTTCCCAAGCTCGCCAGTATGTGATATAGTCTGCTGCTCTGTCGAAGTATTCCTTCTTGTGTATTAATGTGTAAGGGTCAAGGTTCATGATGCGTCCTCCTTGTGATATCCTATGCTATATAATCTGGTATCCTGAATATACGTTTTATCGCCCTCGGTATTTTATCATAATAAAGCCGTAATTTCGCATACCTATCTTCGGCGATGATACGTTTCCGCTCATTATCCTGCGTCTCCCTGATAAAACCAAGAATTCGATGTTCGGCTACATCTAACTCCCTACGTAGTTTGTGCGTATCCTTGTCTATGATATACTGTATAATTCCAGATACGATTTCCACATTCTCTCGTTGTATGTAGACTCTGGTTTCCTCTCCATTATTAGATTTAAATCTTACCGGAAGAAATTCTACACGCTGTACTTCCATTTCCTCTGCCGCAAATGGGTTCATTGTTGCATCGTGTACATCTTTCATGTCTTGTATCAGTCCATGACGCTGATACAAATACACCTTATCTCTTTGTTCTTCCAGCGGTATATCAAAACTGGTCAATTGTATGCAGTGTGCTATATCTTTCATTCTTCGTGATCTCCTATATCCGTGGGCGATGGGTACATCGCGGCATCTGTCTCAATAATCTCCTTGATGCCCTCTGCCCATTTATACTCAACATACGTACCATTCTTCTGTGTGATCAAGATTCCCTTATCCACCATCTTGCGCATCTCGGATCG